CCATTTTGAGCGAAGCTATAGGTAGCCCCGCCCGGGGTTGTGATGATGTGATCCAGCGTGCGGATCTCCAGTAGATTTAGAGCATCGCACAATCGTTTGGTTATGGTCTTGTCGGCCTGGCTTGGCTCGGCCAAGCCAGACGGGTGATTGTGGGATAGCACAACGGCGGCAGCGTTGTGGCGTAGTGCTGCTTTAGCCACCTCGCGAGGATATACAGCTGCGCCGTTTATGGTGCCGGAAAATAGCGTCTCCGTGGCTATCAGTTCATGCTGGTTGTTGAGGAATACAACCACGAAGTGCTCCCTGTCGTGCATGTCTGCAAAGTACAGGCTGCAGTATCCTTCCATGCTTGCAGGTGATGTGTAGGCGGCGCCGAAGGACGGCGCTTTCTCCCGGATGATGTTTAAGGCTCGGTCAATCGTGCTTTGCTCTCGCTTGGTCAAGCTCACTGTTGTTCTCCTGGTTGGGTTGATTTAGTGATCATATATCACCTGCTATCAGGCTGTCAAGTCTTTGTTTCGCTTACCGGCGTTGTATCGCTGACGGACGGTTGGTAGGGGGATGTCATACCACTTGGAGATCTCACCAATGGTCAGGCTGACACCGTCCACAGTCGTCCTTATGATGCCCTCCCGAACAGGCCTGAACAGGCGCTGACCACGGTCCCCAGTGTGGTATCTCTGCAGCAGTGTCTGGTAGCCAATTCCGGTCCTCCGGGAGGCCCTCAAGAGCGAAATATCTTCCCCATCCAGGGAGACGGTCAGGCGGTTTGTGGTCGGCGGTGTGACCAAATCAAGGCCTCGTTTACCATTCTGATAGCGTTTGACAAGCGTCTGACGCTTGATGCCTGTACTGTCAGACAGCGTTGTGAAGCTATACCATTGGTTGTTGAATTGGATATGAGTGGTCATAAGTGCTCCTGATGGGTTAAATGGTCACGATATCACATACACTACAATATTCAATAGTATCTGCTAAGGGGTCTGGGGTATTGTGCGAAGCCGCGTGTTTACTGGGCTGAGAGCCGAAAATACCCTAGAGTACGGAAAAAACCTTGTTTTAACTCATTATTAGCGCGGGGTCCATGTGTATGTAGTATGTATTATATACATACATACATATACACATACACACACTCACTATTGAATAGAGGTATAAGGGTTATGGGTGTAAAAGGGGTTGGATGACCTGTGAATGCGGGGTGTGGCGATACCCGGTATGGTCAAAAGACTGGGGTTTTGTGTGGTTTTGGGTGTGATGTATGGCGCAAAGGTAGTGAGACCGGTGGTCCTAGCCCTTTTTTAGGCAGGTAGTATGCCGCTACTGCAACATGTGAGATACTGACCGGGTGAGCAACAGCAGGAGGGCTGGCCGATGGGCAGGCCGTTGAAGTTTAAAACACCCGACGAACTCGATTTCATGATCGATATGTACATGGAAGAGGCGCGGGCTGAGAAGGAGCCAGCGACGATACCGGACCTGTGTTTGTATCTGGGTTTTGTGGACAGGAAGTCGTTTTACGACTATGAGAACCGTGAACTATTCTCCCAGAGCATAAAACGCGCAAGGACTATGATCGAAAGTAATACACTCAATCTCGCGCTGAAGGGTGGGGGCGCCGGACCGATTTTCTACTTGAAGAATCTGGGCTACACTGACCGCCAGGAAATCAAGCTTGACCCCATCCACATCACCATCGACGGGAAGGATGCCAAACTGTGAACAAGGTGATCAGCTACCCCCAGGTCATGCCCGCGTTCTTCTGTCCGGCGTGTCGGCTGTTCCATGAGTTCAGCACTGTGCCCAACAACCTGGGCGGCGTCTGGACATGGAATTACAACGAGTACCTGCCCAGCATCGATCAGACGGTTATCACCAAGGTGGGCAACCCGGCGACCGGCGTGGGGTGGACCTGCGAGGCATGGGTGCAGGATGGCATGGTGTCTTTCCTGGAGCTGACCACACACCTCCTGCACGGCACCACACACCAACTGCAGTCCGGTGTTTGAGCTAACAGCTGACCAGAGTAAAGCCTTGGATATGCTGGTCTCTGACGCCCGCCACTGTGGGCTTGGGGGTGGCGCCAGGTCTGGCAAGACATTTCTGTTCGTCCGAGCGATTATCATCCGTGCCCTGCTGGCCAGCGGATCCCGGCATGTGATACTCCGGTTTCGCTTCAATGCGCTGTTCGGCTCGATCATCAAGGACACCTTCCCGAAGGTCATGTCCGAGTGCTGGCCGGGGCTGTACGACGAGAAAAACTGGCACAAGTCACCCGATTACTACTACGAATTCCACAACGGCAGCCAGATATGGTTCGGTGGGCTGGACGACAACGAGCGGGTCGAGAAGATTCTGGGCCGTGAGTTTGTCACCATGTACTTCAACGAGTGCTCACAGATCCCGTGGCAGTCGATCATACTGGCCCGCACCCGACTGGCGCAGAAGGTCATGGTCGACCACGCTGAGCCAGTCAGGCAGCTGGTGGGCAAGTTCTACTACGACTTCAATCCGCCCTCCAAGATACACTGGACATACCTGACCTTTGTCGACCACAAGGATCCAATCACCAAGCAGCGGGTGCAGTACCCGGAGCGCATTGGCTTCCGGTTTATCAATCCCTACGGCAACCGTGCCAACCTGTCCGAGGACTTCATCCAGACACTGGAAGAGCTGCCACCCAAGGCCCGGGATCGCTTCCTGCTGGGTAAGTTTGCGGACAACAGCGACGGCCAACTGTGGACGCAGGAGCTGCTCGACGCCAACCGCATCCTACCCAACATGGACAACCCACTACCTGGATGGCTGCGTGTCATCGTGGCAGTGGATCCGTCAGGCTGCTCAGGCCCGGAGGACAGGCGGTCCGATGAGGTGGGTATCATCGTAGCGGCATTGGGCACAGACGGCGATGGCTACATCATCGAGGATCTGACGGGTCGATATGGACCGCCAGAATGGGCCAAGATTGTTAACGATGCATACGAGCGTCACGGTGCCGACCGGGTGATCGGTGAAGGCAACTTCGGTGGTGCTATGGTCGAGGCTGTGATGCTGGCTGAGAACCCCAATTTGCCCGTTTCCCTTGTGACAGCAAGTCGTGGTAAGATCGTCCGAGCTGAGCCTGTGAGCCACTTGTACCACCGGGCACGGATACACCATGTGGGGTATCACCCGGAGTTAGAGGACCAGCTGTGCGGCTTCATGCTGTCGGGCTATCAGGGCATCAAGTCACCTGACCGGGCTGATGCTGCAGTGTGGGCAATAACGGAACTGTTCCCGGCTATGGTCAAGGAGCAGAAGCAGGAAAAGTGGAATCAGTCACAAGTGATAACCCGTAAACGCAGTGCGTCACGGTACTCAAGGAGATAACCATCATGGCCGCAGCAGTCCCAGCACTCATCGCACTGGCCGGTACGGCCTACAGTGTGAACGAGCAAAAGAAAATGTCCAAAGATGCCAACAAGAAGCCACCCACTGCACCCGTGGCAGACGACAAGTCTGTCGAAATGGCGATGAAGCGCAAGAAGATGGCCGAGGCTGGCACCGGCGCCGGTCAGACCGTGATGTCCAGCACCCTTGGGTAAGCTATCGGTCGAAGAGCTGAAGGGACTGGTCACACACCAGTTCGGTCTCCAGAAGAACATGCTGTCGTTGTACCAGACGCTGGCTGATAACTTCTACCCCGAGCGCGCCGACTTCACCGTGGTGCGCAATGTGGGTATTGAATTTGCTGACAGCCTGATGGACAGCTACCCGCTGCTCATTCGCCGTGATCTAGCCAACAGTCTGTCCGCCATGCTGCGTGACGGCAGGTGGTTCAAGATTGGTGTGACCTACGATGACATCGACTATGCCGGTCAGAGCTGGCTGCAGACGCAGACCGACCGGCTGTACAAACTCATGTACCACCGCACCGCCAACTTTATGAACGCCAGCAAGCAGGGTGACAACGACTTTGTGACGTTTGGTCAGTGCGTCAAGTCTGTCGAGATGAACCGCAAGAATGGCGGGCTGCTGTTCCGCAACTGGCACCTGCGTGACTGCGCGTGGTGGGAGGATGAGACCGGTCAGGTGTGCGGTGTTATGCGTAAGGCATCACCCACCCGCCGGGACATGGTCAACTACTTCGGCGCAGAGAACGTTCATCCCAAGATACTGGACAACTTGCGCGAGAAGCCTTTCGAGCAGATCAATATGACACACATTGTCATGCCGACCGATGTCTACGGCGATGACGAGATGGAGACCAAGTACCCCTACGCATCGGTATACATCGACATGGACCACACCCATGTGATCGAAGAGCGTGGGATGAACAACAAGATGTACGTCGTGCCCCGCTTCCAGACCATTGCCGGATCAGCATATGCATTCAGCCCAGCCACCACAGTCGGACTGTCTGACGCCCGGTGTCTACAGGCCATGACACACACTCTGATGGAGGCAGCCGAGCGATATGCCCGTCCGCCCATCATCGCAACCAGTAACGCCATCCGGGGTGATGTCGACCTATCCGCTGATGGCGTGACATGGGTCGACAACGAATACGACGAACGCCTGGGTGCATCACTACGCACTCTGAGCCAAGACCGAGGCGGCTGGCCTATCGGTAATGCAGAGCGCGAGCGCATTGTGGAGACACTGACATCAGCGTTCTACCTGAACAAACTGACCCTACCGGATGCCGGTGCTGGCGACATGACGGCATATGAGGTCAGCGAGCGTATGAAGCAGTTCCGCCGTGAGAACCTCCCGCTGTTTGCGCCCATCGAGTCGGAGGACAATGGTCAGATCTGTGAGCTGGCGTTTGATATCTGCATGGCCAACAACCTGTTCGGTAGCCCGTATGACATCCCGCAGTCACTGCGTGATGCCGAGGTGCAGTTCAAATTTGAGTCGCCCCTGACATCCAGCCAGAACGAGGAGCGGGCCCAGCGATATGCTCAAGTCCGTGAGATCCTTGGTAGTGCGATGGAGATCGACCCATCCATCGGCATGGACATCGACTTGTCGCAGGCTGTGCGTGATGCCGTGGCTGGTGTAGGCGCCCCATCCAACTGGCTGACCGACCCAGAGGAGGCAGCTGCCATGCGTGAGAAGGCCCAGCAGCAGCAGCAACTACAGCAGCTGGCTGAGGCTGCCGCCGGTGCAGCATGACTGAGAAGGCCAGCACATGGGCCCGTGTGGCCGCACTGAACGAGAAGGAGGTCCGTGCGATCAAGGCCTTGCATGCCGGTGAGGCTACTCCCGAGCAACAGGGCCTTGCACTGCAGGTCATCGTCAACAAGTTCAGCCGCTCACAAGACATGCTGTTCGTGCCTGGCGACCACGATCAGACAGCGTTTTTGAATGGTCGTGGGTTTGTCGGGATGCAAATACTCAAGGTCATCAAAGTACCCATAGGCAAGCTACTTCAAACCGTCGATAAGGAATAACCCATGAACTACCGTCGTAATACATGGCTGTCGCAGCCATCCAATCGTTGGAGATTCAACGACGTCCCGGCTGATGGCGGTGATAGCGGTGATAGCGGCGACAGCACTCCCGCACCGGCACCGGCAGACAGCACTCCCGCACCAGCAGACAGCACTCCCGCACCGGCACCGGCAGACAGCACTCCCGCACCGGCCCAATTCTTCGACAGTGTGCCGGATGACTGGCGCGAGCAGATTGCCGGTGATGACAAGACCAAGCTGAATCAACTCAAGCGGGTGACTGACTTCGCCAAGTACAATGAAAGCTGGTTCGAGGCGCAGAAGAAAATTCGGTCCGGCCAGATCGAGCCGCTGCAGGCCCCAGGTGAGGACGCCACTGAGGAACAGATCAGTGAGTATCGCAGCCTGATGGGTGTCCCGGACACCGTTGAGGGCTACGACCTACAGTTGTCCGATGGTATGGTGATTGGAGAACGTGACAAACCCATCATGGAAGAGGTCTTCAAGACAGCCCATGCAGCCAACATCCCATCCAGTCAGGTCAATAAGCTGGCCAATGCCATGTTCCATGCCAGGGAGGTCGAGGCACAGACGCAGGCAGTCCAGCAGGAGGCGTACAAGAACGACGCTGTGCAGATACTGAAGGACACATGGAAGGGCGACTACAACGCCAACATCGGCATCATTGGCGCTGTGCTTATCAACAACATGCCAGAGTCAGTGCGTGAAGGCTTCACCAACGCCGTGATGCCGGATGGCCGCGCGCTGTTCAACTCGCCGGAGATCCTTGTGGCCATGGCCGACTGGGCCCGTAAGATCGACCCGGCAGCCACTGTGGTGCCCAACAGCGACAACGCGGTCAAGACCATGGACAACGAGATTGCTGCGCTCGAGAAGCGAATGGCTACGCCTGAGTGGTACAAGGACGATACGGCCCAGAAGCGATACATGGATTTGGTTGCAGCAAGAGAGCGGTTGGGGTAGACTCAGCACTACGACCGAGAAGTAGACCCCTGCTTTCTGTCTGGAGGCCCCTCCGCCTGGAGGCCAACCCTCAATCAGACATGACTGAAGGCCAACTTGAAACACGGTGTACGACCTAACCTAATTTCATTTTGGAGACATAGTCATGTCTGATACAGCATTCCAAACAATGTATCGCAAGGAAGCCATTGCTGGTTTCGAGAAGCGTGAGACTCTTGTCCGCAAGACCACGATCACCGAGACCAATATCAATGGTAACGAAGCGATTTTCCTAGTAGCTGACTCTGGCGGTGCTACCGCAGTAACTCGCGGTGTCAACGGACGGATCCCCTCACGGCCCGACAACAACAACCAGTACACCTGCACACTGGCTGAATGGCACGATAAGCCCATCAAGACCGGGTTCAATATCTTTGCCAGTCAGGGTAACCAGCGCGACATCATGCAGCGTACTTGTCAGTCTGTCATCAACCGTAAGATCGACGACGATATCCACACCGCCTTGTCCGCCGCCACCGTGACATGGGGCGCGGCAGCTGTTGCCAGTCTCACACTGGTGACTACGGCTAAGACCAAGCTGGCTAATGCGTTCGCTACCGAAGATGCACCTGTGTTCGCACTGATCACACCGGCATTCCACGGTTACATGATGGGGATGAATCAGTTCACATCATCCGACTACATCAACATGAAGCCGTTTGAAGGCGTATCGAAAGACCGCGCATTCAGCTGGTACGGTGTGAATTGGATCGTTGACGCTGCCCTCCCGGGCGCAGGAAGCTCTGACGCCACCTGCTTCATGTACTCCCAGAATGCGATTGGTCATGCCTGCAACACTGAGGCACTGACAACGTATGTCGGGTACGATGAGGAGGACGACTACTCGTTTGCCCGTTGCAGTATGTACATGGGTAGTAAACTCTTGCAGAACGCTGGTGTTGTGAAAATGGCTCACAATGACTCTGCACTGTCCTAATTCGAGGTGATCTGAAATGGCTTATTCTACAGGTAGTCCCCCAGTACTGGTCTCCAGCCAGCTGGGTAAAATGGGCGGCAAGGTGTGGTTGTATGACTCCACTGATGCCGCAACGGCGGTTCGTGTCGACGGCTACATCGCCAACGGTTCCGACCTTGGTATGTCAGTTGGTGACATCGTCGACCAAGTCGACTCGGTTGGTGGCACAGTGGCGCATCGTTATGTTGTGTTGTCTGTTACTGCTGGCGGTGCGGCTGACTTGTCCGACGGCACTGCGTTGACCGTAACTGACACCGATTAATACCCGGTGTTGACTGTGAGCCCCTAACCACCGCCCGATACCACGGGTGGATGGCGGGGCTCTTTTTTTGAGGAACTTCAAATGTCTAATGTTAAATCGAACCAACAAATTATGGCGTCACAGGTGCAACCCGTTGACTATCAGTACCGCAGCTACGCTGTGATAGTGAAGGACGACGTAACACCTGAGATGCTGACCGACTTCAGACTATGGGAGCATGTGGCTCACAAGCTGGGGGTGTTTGACGAGATCCGTGTGATCGATGAGGCCGAGACATTCATGGCCAAATTGATCGTCATATTCTCAGATAAGACCCGCGTCCGCATCAAGATGTTGGAGGTGTATGATCTCCAGAGCGGTCAAGAGGGTGGTGGTGATATCAGCCACCTCTTCGTCGTTAAACAGAAGGGCTCACTGAAGTGGTGTCTAGTTGAACTGCGTGAGGATGGCACCGAGAAGGGTATCGTGAAGGATAAGATACCCAATCAGGATGCTGCCAATCAGGAGCTGGAAGCGTATCTCAAACAACTGGCGGGGTAATTAGGTGGCTATAACCAAACTCAGTGTCTACAACAATGCCCTGCTCATGCTGGGCCAGCGGAAGCTGACGTCGGATACTGAGGCCACCGAGACACGATACAAGCTGGATGTTGCCTACGATCAGGACGCAGCCAACTACTGCTTGGAAGTGGTTAAGCCACGGTTCGCCATGTTGGTTGCCAAGCTGGACTCTGTCACTACGCCTGCATCCAGCGGGTATGCCTACAACCATACATTACCTAGCGGCTTTGTCAGTATTCACTCTGTGTTCCAAGACGGTGAGCTGGACGAGCCCATCAGTCGGTATTTCGTTGAGGGTGGGTCGATCACCAGCGACTATCCGATCATCTACGTTCGGTATGTACAGGACGCTGTCGCCCTGGCTGACTGGTCGCCGTCATTTGCCGGTGTGGTGTCTGCATTTCTTGCCACCCAGATCGCCCCCGCCATCACCCCTCAAAAGATCCCCATCGTCGAGAAGATATTTTCGACCCGGGTTGAGGCAGCGCAGGGCATCGAGGCCGAGCAGGAGCCGGGATCACGGTCACGCAAGTTCACAGCTACACTGAGTGACGCATGGCGGTCGATCTACAACGACGCGCTATTCATGCTGGCCCAGCCACAGCTGGTCAGCAATGACGACGACAGCCGCAACCGCGCCGTGTTGGACATCACACTGGACACCGGTGTGGTTGCATCGGTATTGGAGGAGCAGGGCTGGACCTTTGCGCTGGTGTCCCAGAAGCTGGACTATGACCCATCCCTTGAACCTGGGTGGGGCTACCGCCGGGTGTTCACTTCACCGAGTGATCTGCATCGCATTGATGGCGTGTATCAGGACGAATACTTCACCACGCCGCTGAAGCGGTATCAGGTCGAGGGCGGACTGTACTACTGTGACCTTGACGAGATATACATGCAGTATGTCAAGACCAGCTACCTCACCAACCCATCCAACTGGCCGCAGTACTATCGCAACATAGTAGCTGCCGAGATGGCCATCCGTGCTGCGCCCAACCTCCAACCGCAATTGCTGGAGAATGCCATGCTGCAGCGTGACAAGCGCAACCGCGAGGGTCAGTCAACTGATGCCATGAGCGGTCCACCGCAGGCCATCAAAAGCGGCTCTTGGACACGATCCAAGGGTGGGCGTGGTCGTTCATCGTATGACAGGAGATAGTCCAGATGCCCGTCAATTCGTATGTCAATAAGTTCAATCGAGGTGAGGTCGATCCAGCCATTCAGGCCCGTGATGACTTCACCAAGTTTGAAAACTCTGCATCACTAGTCACTAACTTCACGCCCCAGCGATTGGGGCCGATGCAGTACCGCGCTGGCACCTGCTACTTAGGCGATGTGGCCGGGCCGACCTACATGGTCCCATTCATCCGGTCTATCAACTCGACTGCACTGCTGGAGTTCAGCAATAACTCACTGCAGTTTTGGGTCAACGACCTACTATTGACCCGAGCCACAGTCACCACGGCCATTACCAATGGTACATTTGACACCGACCTGACCGGCTGGACTGATGCCAGTGGATCCGGCGCTACAGCCGTGTGGGCGACAGGTGGATATCTGGCGCTGTTCGGCACCGGCAGTGAGACAGCCATACTGCACCAGACCACCGCAACCACTGAGACCGGTGTCCAGCAGGCATTGCGTATTGTGGTGCTGGATGCCGATGTGAAGGTAAAGCTGGGTACAACTGGTGTGTCCAGTGAAGACATCTACACCGGTGTACTGGGCCCGGGCACTCACTCATTGGTCATCACTCCCGGCGCTGCTTTCACCGTCACACTTGAGAACGCCAGCAATGTGCGAGCATTGGTCAGCAGTGTGGCGCTTGAGACTGCCGGCACATTCACATTACCTACATCAATCGGGTCAGTTGACCTATCCAAGATCCGCTACACTCAATCTGGTGACATCATATTCGTTACTGTCGAGGGTCAGGTACCAATCAAGATCGAGCGCCGAGGCGACACGTCGTGGTCAGTTGCTGATTTCAATCTGTCAGACGGACCCTTCGGTCGACTGAATACCGGACCAATAACACTCACAGCCAGCGCATTGTCTGGTGGTGCCAAGACACTTACAGCCAGTGGGTCATTGTTCAAGTCGACTGATGTCGGTGCGATCTTCAAGCTGGTGTCTGCTGGTCAGGTGGTCACCGATACCACTACAACAGAGGCCGATGGTACAGGCTCTGTGCGTGTCACCGGTGTCGAGAGTTCACGGGATGTCGAGGTGTCTATTACAGCCGGAAGCGGCACCGTGACACTGCAGCAGTCCGCAGATGATGCCACATGGGTGGACATTAAGACTTATACGGGATTCACATCGACCACCTACAATGACGCGCTGGACAACTCTATCCTGTATTACCGCCTGTACATTAAGACCGGCGACTATACATCGGGCACATTCTTCCTGAGATTGACCTATGCCGGTGGTGCCATTGAAGGTATAGCCAGGGTGACCGGCCAAACATCGACAACCGTTGTGACGGTCAACATCCTCGAGCCGTTTGGCTCCACAGATCCCACACTTAACTGGTACAGAGACCAGTGGTATGAGGGCCTCAAGTTCCCCAGTGCCACTAGCATGCATGAGGGTAGGTTGTGGTTCGCTGGCTCTGGGCGGTTTTGGGGGTCAGTGTCCGACTCGTTTTTCTCATTCAATACAGACATCGAGGGCGACTCGGCAGCCATCAGTAAGACCATTGCCGTTGGCCCGACTGAGGATGTCCAGTGGCTGATGCCACTGAGCAGACTTATTGTGGGCCTGACCAACGACGAGCCGTCAATACGATCCAACAGCTTCGGTGCCATCCTTACGTCGTCAAACATCAACGTAAAGAATGGGTCATCACAGGGTGCCGCAGCTCTCGCACCGCAGATGGTGAACAATCGGGGGTACTTCATCCAGCGATCAGGCAACCGCCTGTACGAGGTTGAGTATTCACCCGGGCAGGACGCCCATGAGTCCATCGATATGATGACGCTCAATCCATCCATCGCCACGGCGGGTATCGTCAAGCTCGATATTGCCATGCAGCCTGACACCCGGGCGTATCTGGTATTGACTGACGGCACCATGCTTGTGCTTATGTTCAACCGGCTGGAGGAGGTTTCAGCTTGGTCTCGAATCGAGACCGACGGCACCATTGAGGATGTGGTTGTACTGCCTGAGACGGGGCAGGACACGGTGTACATTGTTGTGTCGCGCACCAATGGCCGACATCTCGAGAAGTTTGAGCCTGACAACCAGGCGCTTGGGGGCACCATCTCCAAACACTTCGACTCTGCAGGATGTGATATTACAGCAACCCTGGCTGACAACTTTTACACCCTTAACCCAACCTATCTACCCTATGCTTGCGACTCAATGAAGTCATGGTTTGAGGCCGCCTACCCTAGTGACGTATGGTTGTATGTGGCTACGGATTTTGCGTCCAAGGCAGAACACGTATTTCCGTGGGACGCATCGTCCCCGTATCGGGCCTATAACTTGGTCGATAATCTTGTCGAAACAGATTGGACCACCAAGGCTGACAGCGTGTCATTGACATTGGGTGTGGGTGAATATGACGCATGTGAGCCGATAAATCGCGTTACGCAGCTTACCCGTGGTGGGTTGGTCAATGATGGTTATTTTAGAACATCGCAAACAGACCCCAGCGGAATCATCGCTGTAGCCAAGCCTTATGGTAATGCAGACACGGGCGTCTTTTGGCGCAAGGAGCATAGATGGAATGTCCTTAATGCCAGTGGTGGGTTGGTCACTGTTACCACAGGGTTTTTTAGCGTTACAAGTGAGACCATTGGTGATAACACGACTTTTAAAATATCTTGCACCGGTTCACCGGATGAGGGCGGCCTACAATCAGACTCTGTGACTATCCCCAATGACGAGGTATTGGACTATATTGGCAACAGCTTTCAACCACTGATCATACATACAAGTATGCCGCAGCCGTCTAATTTCTATGAGGTGTATGTGTCAAACCCGGGCTTCACTGGCAGGAGAGAGGTATGGGGACCATTTTCAGGGTACTTCAGTTGGGGTGGTATTTATCTGTCCGTGTCGGGAGACGGGCGACTGCAAACTGCATATGACTATGGTGTATCCACCGTCTTCGACTCATACACATTTAATGGGTTTGGAAGCAGGCCGCCTTACTTTTTTCAGAGTGGCCGGATGTATCTAATATCTATCGGGGTCATAGATTCCAACCAAGACATCGTGTTGGAAGATGCATTGATTGCGTTTGATCGAAACTCTTCACTATATTCACCACCTGGTGACATAGGTGACGCGAGTTCCCCCGTGAACCCAGATGGTAATTATATCATCGATACCGGCATAGACCACCTTGAGGGTAAGACTGTGGGTGTTTGGGCAAATGGCGCGGATCAGGGTGACTATGTGGTCACTGATGGCGCCATCTTTGTACCCGAGGAGTGGGCCAATCCCGTCATTGGATTGAGATACACCGCTGACTACACATCCAGCAAGCTGTCGGGTTATGAGATATCAGCGCAGGGGGTGAAGACACCTACCGCACTGACCCGGCGCAAACAGGTATTGAACATAGGATTTGTTCTGCGCAACTACTACCCAGGGTCGATGACCGTCGGTCGTGATACCGACAACCTACTGGCCTTCCCAGGTATTGAGAACGGCACTGATGCGGCCATCACAACTCTGACCGACTATGATGAGGAGCAGTTTGCATTCAACGGTGAGATGATCAGCGACCCGCGTATCCACATCCGGGCAGACAATCCCTGCACCGTCTTGGCGATGACGTATGAAATCGAAGAAGCTACAGATCCGCCCACTTCGTAGGCAGGACATCATCGACACCCACGGTCGGTCATTACCAGATTCTATCAGGGGTTTGGCGGTGGTCGACCGTGACGGCGTTGTAGTGGGTGTTGCGGGGGTTATGCTATCATCGCCACTGCAGTGCTTCAGTGTGATCCACCAGCCACTGAAGGACGATAAGAGGACGTTGGTGACCGCGATGCGCATGATGCGCGACCTATTGACTACATTCACCGCACCCGTCTACGCGATAATTGACGGCACTGAGTGTACCGCCCTGGGATTCCTCGTCCATGTGGGTTTCCAGCAAATTGATGATGAGGTGTTCGTATGGGCGCAGCCGTAGCAGGAATAATCCCCACGGTTATGGGCAACAAGGGCGCGTTCGTGTCGGCTGGTGCTCAGGCGGTCAGTGGTCTTCTTGAGGGCAATATGGCCCGCCGGTCAGCCAACATCGAAGCTAAGGCTGTCGAGCGCAAGGCCAAGGCTGCCTATGCCAAGGGCACTGTGGACGCCACCGAGGCGCGCCGTCAGGCCCGTATCATGGAGTCCGACGCACGGGCCGCACAGGCGGGCTCAGGCACGACAACCACCGACGCACAGGCAATCAGCCAGCAGGCTGACATCGCTGCTGAGGGCGAGTACAACGCCCTGTCGGCCTTGTTCGGCGCCAAGACCGAGGAGCAATCACTCAATCGCGCAGCAATGATGCGCCGGTATGAGGGTAAGCAGGCCAATACAGCCAAGATGTTTGAAGGTCTCAGCACTGTGGTCAGCACTTACATAGACAAGAGATAAGACATGGCTATTATCCCGAACGCAACCAGCATCCAACGGGCGTCACCGACCGACCGGTCGACGCTTGTACAGGCGCCCACCAACGCGGTGCCGGGTGCCGCCAGTAAGATGGTGAAGGATATCAATGCTGCCCGTCAGCGTAAGATCCAGTTCCAAGGTGTTATGGCTGAGAGCCGGTTCAGGTCCGCTGCCATTGACTTGGCTGATGACTTTGAGCGTGATGAAGACTACGACACTATGCCTGAGCGCTATGAACAGAAGGCCCGTGAGCAGTTGAGTGAGATAGCTGAGGGCATCAAAGACCCACGCGCCCGGGCCATCTTCCTCGAGTCACAAGAGCCCACTGTGCAGTCCGGCATCTCCACCATGAAGGGTAAGGCCTGGAATGTTGAGAAGGACTTCATGCGGGCCGATATAGACGAGCAACTATTGATCGAAGAGAACTTAGTTATTACTGGTGATGCGTCGGCCCTTGATCGTGCTGAGGCTATTTTTGAGGCAGCTGCCGGTGCCGACTATGTGACCGAGGAGCAAAAACAGCAGGGCATGCAGAACTTCAGAGAGCGGGCAGCCACCCGGTGGCTGGAGTCGATTGCACCCGAGAAGCGGTTGGCTGCATTGAATGAGCCCATGGCCAAGCATATACCACCGGCTATCCGGGCCAAGATGAAGCGTGCCGCAGAGGGTGAGTTTCGGGCTACCATGGCTCAGGCCACCGCCGACGACCTGATCAACAACAACATGGACCGGGGTGAGGCTTACAATAAAATCGCAGACATTAATGACGTTGACCTGCGCGATGAGACACAGCGTCGGTTTGACTATGCGTATGGGGCACAGCGGGCTGCCAATCAGGAGCGCGGCATCGAGGTCTACGAGAGCATCACCAGTGAGTTGTATCAGCTGGATGACAAGACCCCTGAATCCCGCCAGCAGTATCTGGACAATGTACGCCAGTCCGATGACTGGACCGACATGACTGCTGCCCAGCGTAATAATGTTGAGGCCCGGCTGGCCAATGTGTACAACCCACCCAAGCGGTCTAACCCCGATGTGATTATTGCGCTGGGTGAGGCACTCCAGAACCCCAATCCGAAAGATGGCAAGAGTCAAATTAAGGAATTGCTCAGCGAATACAGCTCACAGCTGACAGACAGTGCGGCCAATAGCTGGGCTGAGAAGGCTGGTGGTCTGGACAATGAGATCGAGTGGAAATCACTGAGGACAATGCAGCAAGCGGCAACATCAAAACTCGACGGAGTTGGGCTGAATAACAAGAACGACAGGTCTCGCTATGCTGAGGAAATTGACAACTGGCATCAGCAGTATATGGAGATAAACAAGAAGCCGCCAAACGATGCTGAGATCGAGCAAAAGCTGGACAACCTGTTGCTTGAACCCAAGGGTCAACCGTTCTGGGGTACTGACAAGCGGTTGTTCGAGATGAGTGCCGACGCCATCCACACGGTGTTCACTGAAACTAAGTCAAGAATGGACGAGGCGACTGTGAAACGGGTGTGGTCAGAATTTACTCGGCTGTATGGGGCTCTTCCGGTGGATGATTCGGGTAAAATGATCATCACCCGATATCAACACCAGACTCTGATCGAGCTGATGCAGGACGCACTCTAGTGGAAACAATGCCGGACACGTTCAGCACAACCAACCGGGTTGTGACCAATGACGAGCCGACCTTAAATGTAATGCCGGACTCGTTCAGCGTCCAACCCATTGATGAGACTGCCGGACTAAGACAGTCACTCCACCAAGCTGTCCGGGGCACTCCCGAGAAGGCTGTGGAGTACAACCGGCTGGCCAAGGACCAACAGCTGCCGGTAGACACCGTTGAGCGCAACCTCGGTGAGGTGCAGGCTCGAGTCAAGCAGAACGTGCTCGACGTTGACGGTATGATTCAGAACAACCCGGCCACGGCCAAGTACCTGAGCAAGCCCCAGAATGCCGCTGTGTCTATCAATGACATCGACCAGCTGACTGGGCTGGAGGACGAGCTGAAGCCCGACCACGGCTTCTGGTCTAACACTGCGCGTGGTGGCATCAGCCGGATCAACGAGCTTGCGGGCAACTTTATTGAGCTGGGCGGCACCTTCGCCGGTGGTGTTGACCAGACTCTTCACGATCTGGGGATCCCCAACCCAGGCATCACGGTGGGTGATGACGGTATCTCGCTTTACTGGGACAAGAACGGCGCACCACAACCCAATGTATTGACCACATTCGGTAAATACCTGTCCGAGGGCGACAGTCATCGAGTGGGGTATGTGCCGGACTTCACATGGGAAAAGCTCAAAGGCGATATCACACCAACCAATCTGGCTGGGTATATCGTCGAACAGGGCGTCAAGTCGCTGCCCGACATGGCGGCTACAATCGCATTGCTCCCGGCCTACATTGCGTCCCGCAATCAGGAGATCGCTGAGACCTATGTGGAGAATGATCTCCGGTCAGATGTTGGTATCACAGATCTAGCAAAAACACTGCCGACGGCGGTGGCTATATCGCTGCTTGAACGCTTCGGCGCCAAGGGTGTCTTTGCCGAAGGCGCGGCTCGCACAGGTAAGGAGGTCGCCAAGGAGGCTGGTAAGGCGTTTGGTAAGGAGGCTGGTACTGAGTTTGTCCAAGAGGGTATTGAATACTTTGGTGAGCAAGTCGGCACCTACCGTAGCGACATCACCTTTGCGGGAGGGTTTGACCGCTCACTGGCTGGTGCAGTGGCCGGTGGTCCGATGGGTGGTGTCATTCGTGGTACAACAGCCACTGCTGAGGCGATCAACCACCGACTGACCCGCAAGTCGCGCCAGGTTGCCGTCTCGATGTATGAGCAGCAGAAGATAGACAACATCATCAAACTCAGTCAGTTGAGCAATACCCGTGAGCTGGGTGCCGCCGAGCAGATGAAAGAGTTTCTCGACGGGACTGGTAATGTCCGCCAAGTGCATGTGGATGCCGAGGTTGTTCGTGGTCTGGCTGAGCGGGGTGTTGTGCTCCCCGACTACGTTACCGAACAGCTGACCAACGACACAGTCACCGTGACCATGGATCAATTCGTAAATGACATCGCCGCCGACGAAGAGGTCATCGCTGAGTTGCGGCCGCACCTCCGTCTATCGCATGAGTCATTGAGCGAGACCGAGCTGAACGACGAGAACAACACCACGATCAATAACATCCTCCAGAATGCTGCCAAGAATGTATCGGCCATGTCTGAAGCCGACGCCATTTATGAGAATGTTAAGGACCAGCTGGTCGCCACCCGGCGCCTGAGCGAGAAGGCAGCCGGATGGTCTGCCAGGTTGTACCCAGCCTATGCGGTGACAGCATCTGAGCAGTATGGCATCAGCGTCGAACAGGCATTCAATGACATGGGCTTCAAGGTCGTGGGCCCGCATGCCGCACCGACTGAGGGCACTGTGATCCATCAAGGCACTGACCCGGAGTGGGATGCCGCTGTAGCCAAGGGCCTACCCATGGACCGCGAGTCTCGCATGCAGCGGGCCGCCGAGCAGGGCTATGACACTGAAAAGGTTTGGTATCATGGGACACCTGACAACCGAGGAATGCGAGAGGAAGGGTTTAAGACAACGCTAGAGCGCGCCGGTATGGTCGATGAAGACCCGAGAAAAGCGTTTTTCTTTTCCGAGACCCCAGCTACCGCAGAAACATATGCAGACGATTCCAGGGCATTCGATTATCAAAATGCAGACCCTGAGTTAATGCAAATGTACTTGAACAAAGGAAAACAGGCGACACTCGAATGGGGTGGCAGGCCATTTCGTGGCCGGGAATCGCTTGGCCGCGTTGATCTTGAGGCTCGCCAAGAAGAGCTACAAATCGCTGTAGATAACGCAAAAGCATCATGGTTGGAGGGCGGCAGTAAAGAAGACTATTTGACCGCAAGGCGAAATAGGGATGAGTTTTCTACCGGTGCAGACTCTGAGATGGTTAAAGAATATGCGCTTGCAGATGAGATTGACAGGCTTAGGGATGAAGGCTACGACAGTGTTTTGGTCAAAAATATCAGGGACACATATAACACTGGCGGCCAGCCAGATAACATAACAGTAATGCTTAACAACACAGGGATGAGAACTGTCGATGCCGCCTTTGACCCCGATCAGGCTGGAAGCCCGGTCCTGCTGGCCCAGTCGGCCACCATCGAGATTACTGACGAGGCGGGCAATGTATATGAAGCGACACTCACCCGTGATAGACTCGACA